AACCTCATCTGACAGTGGATATTTTTATTTAGATTTAGATGGCAGTACCAATACCATCAATGTTACCCAAGCATCTACATTGGCTAAAGATTGGGTTAAGATTGAAAGCACTGCTTCTAATTCTAATATTTGCATCATTCAAAACGACCAAGGTACAAGCACAAGCTGTTGATATCGGTGGTGTCACCGAATTAAAAGGTCAAGCTCAAATAGTTAGAGATGATGCCTATCAAGCATCGTTAGATTTTGTTGTTCAGCAGAACGATTTGGTTGAAACAAATATTGGGAGAATTGGCATAACCTTTTTAGATGATTCCGTAGTTCGTTTAACAGAACACTCCAAACTAACCATTGATGAATATGTTTTTGATCCCAACCCAAGCAATTCAAAATTAGCTCTTAATTTTGCATCAGGTACAGCTCGTTTTATCACAGGTAAATTGGGTGCTATTAATAAAGAAAATATTTCTATTCAAACACCTACCGCAAACATAGCCATAAGAGGCACAGATTTTACCTGTACTGTAGATGAATTAGGTAGATCTTTAATCATTTTGTTACCCGATATCAATGGGTTATCTAGTGGTGAAATTATTGTGACAACAGCTATAAGTAGCGTAACATTGAACAAGCCTTATCAAGCCACCACCACCAATGTATTTGAATCTAATCCAAGCAAACCTGTTTTATTGGATCTAAATTTAGATTTAATAGACAACATGTTGATTGTTAATCCGCCCAAAGAAAATTTAAGATTACAAGAAGAGCAAAACAACAATAAATCCAAAAATATTTTAGATATTGATTATTTAGAGTTTGAAGAATTAGATCAAGATGCCTTGGCTGAAGATAATTTAGAATTTACAGAATTAGATATTAATTTCTTGGATGTTAACTTTTTTGAAGATTTGTTAGCGATTGTAGAAGAGCTAGACATGCTCAAAGAAGAAGAGCTGAAAAATCAAATAGGCTCCTCCGTACAAGGGACATCCATTGGTCAAGATTTAGAAACGCAAATCACTACCATTTTACAAGGAGAAGTTATATCATTGCGTAGAGAGGTGCAACAAAAAGCAAGGATAGATATAGACGGATCAAATGGCTATACTATTATTTTTATACAAGATGGTGTTACCAATACAGTAAAAGTGAATGGTGGCGGAACATCAACAATTACTATAAAACAAGGCTCATGAAAAAAAGTGTCATACTTTTAATAGCAAGCATAATTCTTGCTTTACCATACATCTATCAACCATCTTGGTATGACACTTTAAAATTAAAAACTTTTGATCGTCTTGTAAAAAAACAAGAACCATCAGGTTATTTCACTATACTTAACATTACCGAACAAGATGTTGTCAACGAAGGTGGTTATCCTTTTCCAAGGCAACGATTAGCCGAAATCCAAAAAAAACTATACAGCAAAGGTGCTATCGGTATCGGTTGGGTTGTGGCTTTTACTGAACCCGATAGGTTTGGTGGTGATGAAGAATTTGCTGAAGCAGTAAAAATGACAGTACCCACCGTATTTGCCATGTTTGAAAACGATACAAAGTTTTATCCAAAAACTACAGGAACCGTCATACTTGGCAACGATGTTGCAGGATTTCCCGCTAAAGGCGTTAGGCAAAATGTCATAGCAGGACACGAAGGTGTAGCATCGGCACCTGTCGATATAGACAACTTGGTCAGAAGAATGCCTTTGTTAATGAAATCACCCGATGGATGGGTTCCTGCGTATGCAACACAAGTTTTAAAAATATTAGCAGGATCAGACACCTATATTATTAAAACCAATGAAAATGGCATTGAAGAAATTACTGTAAAAGGTTTACCTCCTGTAAAAACAGATAGTCTTGGTCGTAAATGGATATCTTGGGTAGATACTCCTGAAACTACTCTTGCCGAAATGGATGTTGAAAATAAATTCGTTTTTGTAGGGGTAACAGCACAAGGTGTAATGCCACAAGTGGCAACGCCAACAGGCTTATTAGAACCACACAAAATCCAAGCAGCACTTGCCGAATCCATTTTGATAGAAGATTCACCATATATTCCTGATTATAGTCTAGCGGTTGAAATATTCATATTTTTTATATCTGTTAGCATGGCGTGGTTTTATATTAATTATTTTGGCATTTTCTTAAGTGCTTTCTCATTAGTTTTTGTGTTACTTACGCAATTAGTTGTTGGAGCATATCTAGTACATAACGGTCTATTGATCGATCTATCGTGGTCGTTTATTTCTACTTTTATTATTGGATCCATTGCGTTTTATTTACGCTTTCAAGAACAATACAAATTAAGACAACAAATTAAAAAACAATTTGAACATTATCTTGATCCAAGACAAATTAAAAAATTGCAACAGAATCCTGATTTGCTAAAACTTGGTGGTGAAAAAAGAAACTGTACTTTTATCTTTACTGATTTGCGTGGATTTACCGCTTTATCTGAAAGTGTTACACCCGAACAAGTTACTTACATTATGAACAAAGTTTTAACAGCACAACAAAGAGCAGTACAAAAATACGAAGGCATGGTAGATAAATACATAGGGGATGCGATGATGGCTATCTTTAATGCTCCTTTAGATATGATAGATCACGAAAAAAGAGCGGTAGAGTGTGGTGTAGAAATTATGAAAAACATTCAATTATTAAACCAAGAATTACAATCAGAAAATTTACCACCTATTGCTATTGGTATTGGCATCAATACAGGAGAAGCCATTGTTGGCAACATGGGTTCAGAAGGCAGGTTTGATTACACAGCCATAGGTGATGCAGTCAACACAGCAGCTCGTCTTGAATCAGCAACCAAGGAATGTGGTGTAAACATTTTGATAGGCGAAAGAACAGAATCTCTTTGTGGCTACCATTTGCAAGAATTAGAACCTATAATGGTCAAAGGCAAAAGTAAGCCGCTTAAAATATATACATGGAAATAATATGTTAAAAGGAATATTAAAAAATGTAGTAGGCTCTGTAGCACCGACTCTTGGGTCAGCTTTAGGGGGACCTTTAGGAGGAATGGCAAGCAAAGTTATTTGTGATGTTTTAGGGTGTGACAACACTCCTAAAGCAATCGATCAAGCCATTCAACAAGCAACACCTGAACAAATGATGGAGCTTAAAAAAGCTGAACAAGCCTTTGAAGTTCAAATGAAAGAATTGGATATAGATATATTTAAATTAGAAGTACAAGACAAGCAAGATGCTAGAGGAAAATTTAGCAAAGATTGGACTGCAAGAATTATGGGTATTGCTACTGTTGGAGGGTTTCTTGGCTATATATTTTTAGTAACCTTGCAACCACCCGAACAAAATTCTGAAGCACTAATTAATTTAGTATTAGGTTATCTAGGCGGGTTAGCATCGGCTGTAATATCTTTTTACTTTGGTGCCTCGAACACACCCGATAAAGATTAATGATGAAACTTAAAGATACTATGCATATTTCCGATGTCGGATTGAATTTAATAAAACATTTTGAAGGATGTGAACTTGAGGCATATAAATGTGCTGCGGGTGTTTGGACTATAGGCTATGGCTCTACCAAAGGGGTGCAGGAAGGCGATAAATGGACTCAAGACAAAGCCGACTATATGTTGCAAAGAGAGGTTGAAGAAGAATACGAAAAATACATAAACGATTATGTGCATGTAGATTTAAACCAACATCAATTTGATGCATTGGTTTCTTGGGTTTATAACTTAGGTCCTGCAAACTTAAAATCATCAACGCTCCTAAAAAAATTAAATAATGGTGAATACAATCAAGTTCCTGAGCAAATAAAAAAATGGAATAAGGCGGGGGGTAAGGTTCTAGCGGGTCTTACTAGAAGAAGAGAAGCCGAAGCATTACTTTTTGAAGGAAAAGATTGGCATAACATATAGGAGTTTAAATGTCCCACCCTTCTGCAAGAGTTGCTCTTGCGGGTGAATATTTAACAGCATCTTTTTTGGTGCAATATTGCGACTCTGTCATTATTGCTCCTGAAGGACACAAATCTGATTTAATACTAGATCATTGTGGAAAGCTCTACAGAGTGCAAGTTAAAACCACCAATTCTATTTATAAAAAAGATAATCAAGATTATTTTAGATGGGACTTTCGCTCTTCTTATGATCGTAAATCTAAAAACGATAGATATCGATCCAATGATGTGGATTTTTTTGCATTAGTAGCTTTGCCAAGAAAATTTATATTTTTTGTACCGCTAGAAGATGTTACCAATTCGTTAGCAAAAAAAGTAGAGGAATTAAAAAACATAAATTCAGTTGAGTCGTTGCAATCTACTTTAAACATAATTAATAAGTCACCTGTATTAAATCCTTTGGATTGTCCTTAATATAAGGTAAACTTAACACTTAAAATTTTTCTATTAATATTTAAGGCATAAATGTACAATGAA